GCCTAACGAGCACAACGCCATCGAGAGCATCCCGCCTAAGCCCTTCCGAGGAGCTCCTGCCAACAAGACACCCACGCCTCTTGATGTCGCCAAGCGCATCCTCGATGCTGCGACCTCTGACGAGCCTAACGCTGATGGCGTGGTCGAGCCCTTTGCTTGGGAGGATATGCTCGATCAGAGCGAGTGCATGGAGCGTGTTGAGCGCGTCACCGGTTGGATCGATGTGCAGACCTACATCACAGGCTTGTGGAACAAGATGCATCGCAAGCCTGGCAACCACAACGAGCACACGCTCAAGATGGTGCGCGCCCTCGTCAATGAGCTTGGCTACAGCAACTGTCTGCTCGGCTAAGCCTCAACCTAACCTCAAGCGTGGCGGGGCATACGACATCACCCCATGACGAATTATGGAGAATAAATACACAAGCCTCTGGCATCAGCATCGCGAAGAGGTGCTCAGCAAGCTCCCCTCTGATTATCGCCAGCGCCAAGCCCATTGGGAGCAGATCAGACAAGACGAGATGAAGGCTTCTCAAAAGCTCGCAGCGCAACGTGAGCAAGCGCGCATTGATCGCCTCGAGGAGCTCACCAAGCTCTATGGCTCAACTGAGAATAATGTTTACGCCAAGCGCAGCGCATACTCCAGCTTAAGCCGAGAGGAGAAAGCACAGGCGAGAGCCGAAGCTGTTGACCTACTCAAGACAACCGACATGACACAGGCTGATGTGGCGAAACAATTTGGCGTGGCTCAGCAAACAGTGTTTGCTTGGGCTCGAGCTGCGGGCATCCCCAAGCATGGGTCTAGGGCTTGGAGCGAGGCGAGCAAGAAGCGCCACAGCGAAAAGATGAAGGTGGTGATGAGGTCAGCCTACAAAACAGTAAGCCACGACACAGACAAGAGCTAAGAACAGAGCCCACTCCTCGGCTGAGTCACCTAGCCAATCGAAGGCCACAACGAGTCCAAAGATCAGAGCTAGATAGAGCATTGACCACCTGCACAGGCTGGCTCGAGCTGAGCGTCAAAATAATCGCTGTCGATGTTGGTGAGGTTGACCTGCGACCAATCGAGCGCAGCGAGCTTGAGCCACAGCTCCTCGGCAGGAGCCCCGGCCTCAACAGTCTGATATGGCGCATTGTCATAAGCGCTGTCACCGAACCAGCCGAGGAGCGCCACGCCTCTGAGCTTTGACCTGTTATTCCACAGGAAGTCAGCGACCTCGCCCCACTCGTTATCCTTGACTGTGCAGGTGTTGGAGACGTTGTGGGTCAGACCCTCAACGCGAGCGATGGCAGTGCCAGGCGCGACCCAATGCTGATAGACCAACCTCACGCGCTCGAGGTGAGCGATGGCGCTGTCAGTCTCGCGTGTGAGCGCGCCCTCTGGAGCTGAGCAAGCGAAGGCCACCACGCCTGTGTGCTCGTCAATGTCAGCGCAAGCCTCTGGCACATGAGCCACGAGCTGAGCCCAAACAGGGTTCACCTTGGCTATGCGCATCCTGCGAATAAATCGCTGCGCGTGGTAAGGGTGAACACCTGCCGAGGTGCCCGCGATGGTCGAGGTGTTACCGCTTGGCTTGACTGTGGTCACCCTCGAGGCGGGCTTGATGCCAATCTTCTTGGCTGTCTCTTGGTTGGTCTCCACGCAGATGCGCGCGCCCTCCTCGAGCACCTCAGGGTCAAAGAGCAGGTCAGGAGCTGAGCACATGCCTGTGATGCTCACGCCAATCAGCGCCTCTTGTTGAAGGATGAGCTGCGTGGTGCGGGTGAGATAACCTTGACGAGTGTAGCCCGCTTGCAGGGTGCCGATGTGAGCAGCTGCGCGACAAGCCTCAAAGAAGTCCTCTTTACTTTTACATAGCGCGCCATTGATCTCGGTGAGGTTGCACACGCTCCACCCGCTCTGAAAGAGCCATCCCTTGCCCTCGAGCTCATCGCGCCTGTCGAGCATATCAATGGTGACCTGCTCAGGGTTGCGACCATTAGGCATCTGCACCCAATAAGGGAACAGGCCAATCTCAGCGCATGGGTTGGTGCCGTGACGCTTGCTCGCAAAGAACGCCACCCCGGGCTCACCCCAAGCCTTAGCCATCTCCACCACCTCATCAACAACCTTGCGCTGCTCCTGCCCTAAGATCACACCTGCTGAGATGTTGGCGTAGGCGCGCTGAGGGTTGTCCTTCCACCAGTCGCCTGTCTTGGAGCGCATCATCAGCTCATCATCCTCATCGAAGATGGCGATAGATGCAGAGCGCCTCACGCCACCTGAGAGCACCGCCTCGCTTAAGAACATCACGATGTCAAAGCAGTCGATAGAGCGCAGACGTGGCAGACCCTCATTGATGCGAGCATCGAGGAGCGCCTTGATCTTCTCGAGCGCCACCTTGAGAGGCCCTGCGCCTGGAGCCTTCCCCCCGCTTGAGATGTCAGCGCCCTTGGGTCTGATCAAGCTGAAGTCAAAGCGCACGTCATGGTAGTCGGCAAAGTAGCCTCGGTGAATGTAGCTATCGATGAGGAGCTGAGCAGCGTTGGCCCATCCCTCGATGGAGTCAGTCACTAAAACCTCATGCACCAAGCGCCTGTCTCGCTCCTGCTTTGTGAGCAAGCGCCCCAAGCGAGCCACGTCATCAGCGCGCACTGAGAAGCCTGTGCCACAGCCACTGAGCAAGAGCCAGAACGCCTCGCTGAAGAAGCGCGGGCGATCACAAGGTGAGTATGTGCAGTTATAGATGCGCATATTGTTGCGCTTGATAGGGAGCCCACCAAACTGCGTAGAGCGTTGGCTTGGGAACACGCGCTTATCATGTACGAGATTGAAGGCTTTAATAGTCTCAAGAGCCACCTGTGGAAACTTCTCAAGATGCATATTCTCGACACGATTAACCGCATTAGTCCAGTTCTCGCGCCCGCCTTCAATGGGTCGAGCGTACTGAGCAGCAAAGGCGACATCGCCTAAGATATGGTTCTGCATAGACCATCTCCGAAAAAAAGAGGCGTGAGGTCACGCCTTGTGTGTGTAGGTCAGCGAGCGATCAACAAAGAGGTGATCGTCACCGCTCCCAACACTAACACCACAGAGCCACCCACGCGAAGCCACCACACCTCTTTTTTTAGATCTTTGCGCTCAGCCTCGACCATGACGAGCTCCCGCTTGAGCTTGTCGCGCTCAGCAACATAACCCTCATGCACCTGGCGATGAGCCTTAAACACCTCGTTGAGATGATCACGACAGATGGCCTGTTGGCTCTCAAGCCTACGCATCCAAGCCTTGGCTGTGTTGTCGAGGTCACTCTTGACCATCGCGAAGTGCTCGACCGATAAGCAGAACTGATCAGAGGGCTCGACATAAAGCGCCTCAAGCTCGAGCCCGGTGCTGAGCTTGAGAGGCTCAGTCAGCGCGATTGGGCTGCTCAGAGGTGAGAGGAGAAGGCGCAGGCTTAGGAGGTAGTGCATCATTGGTCAGCTCGCAGATTCGGCAACGGATCGCCTTATAGGTGTTGATGGTGTCTCGGCAGTTCTTCTGCTCTGCCTTGATCACCTCAATACACCTATCCTGCTTGGCTTCCAAGAGCTCTGCCTCACACTGATGATAGAGCTGCTCAGTCTGCTTGAGCGCCTCCTCACATGACGAGCAGTCTGGCTCAGGCTGACACGAGTTGACGAGCACCATGAGCATGATAGACCAAACACCTAACGCAACCGAGGTTGCGCGCTGAGCTTGTGGGGTTAGCACTAGGTCGCTCATCATCCAGCCTTACTTGCGCGGATCTCTTTTAAGAGCTCCTCGATCTTCTCGAGCTGATTATTGATCGCTTCCATTTTGGCCTCTATCTTGCCCACAGTGATCTCAATCTGTTGGCTCTGCTTGGAGGTCTCCTTGACCTCAGCCTTGAGCGTCAAGATGTCGAGCTTGTGCTGCTCGATCTGAAGCTGCGCCTTCTCCATCGCTCGACTGACTAGCATGACCCACCCTAGAGCTGGAACCAAAAGAATCGTGATGATGTCTCGTGCCATTTCCCACATGGTGAGCTCCTTTACAAGATGATGATGTTGATCAACTGACCATCTGAGAAGTCATTAACAACATTAATATCAGCAGGCATAGCTATAGCTAAAGGCTCACCATTTGGTGTAGATGAAAGCGTGGCACCTTGAGCATAAAGAGGGCCACCTGATCTCGGAACGCTGCCAGAGATGACGGCTTTTGTTTCACCATGAACAGTCAATTCAACAACGCGAGTCATCACGCCTGGCTGCTCAATGCTGTCAGAGATTGCCATCTCAAAAGGCTCGCCTGCTACACCTGCTAAATTAGCGCCAACATATTGAGTTAAAGTCTGATTGTCAGACCAACCAACCAAACAACCCTTTAAGACTGTATCATCACACTTTTGAATTGTTTTCATCAGACCTTCTCCGCATAAATCAAAATGTCGTTAAAGTTATCAAGGTTATATTTCGCGTTACTGATTGCGTGAACATAAAGACCCACAACCGCGCTAGTTGTCACATTAACATAACCAACACAGCTATTTCTTTTCTCATCAGATCGCCCAATTCTCACAATAGGCCCAAGCTGTTCGCCTGTTGACGTTTGCCACTGCACATCAACATAAGCTCCGCTTGCAGACAGAGACCCAACGCACCAATCAGCTGATAATCGATATAAACCGCTGCCTGTAATTTGAAGGCCGTTTGCATATCTTGTGTTACCTCCCCCATAAGAGTTGTAAAGCCATGTGAGCCCTGAGTCTGATGACGAGCTAAGCCTTGCAATACCGCTGATAAAAAGAGGCCCAATCTCTAAGAAATACGGGTATGTTGAGCTCGTGATTGGAACAAACAGATTCACACTTGAAGCTCCAGATGGATTACCTCCAGCAACATAAGCTCTTGATCGATGAGGTGCCTTGATTGCTGACATCTCATTTAAGCTATCAACTCTGATCACCTCACCGCCATTAGCCTCACCAATGACATCGAGTGCTTCAAGTTGTGACAGTTGACCTTGAAGATTTGGCGCTTGATCATTTACAGATACAGCTAAGTGAGACATTAGATCCTCCGCACCTCTAAGAAGCTGCGCTCAGCATGACGATTGCCCTGTGAAGCGACAGAGTTGGCGCTTGTTGAGCTTGTCAGCTTCACAGAGATTGTGGCTGTTCCTGATGTTATGCTGATCCGTGCTTCAGCCCTTGATCCAACATCTTGGCTATCATATCCCACAATGCCTTGAGACCCAACAGCTGATGCATCTTGGTATATTCTAAACAAAGCCTGTCCGGAAGATGAGCTAAAAGTTAAACCAATGACTGCACTGACAACATATTCACCAACGCCAAGAGTTATAGATTGAACCCAATCTGATGTTTGAGTTACTGAAGCGTCTGTAATGGTGTTGATTAACGAGCTGTCATAAAACTCTACAACTGCCCCTGATGATGTCGAGCTTGCGCTTGATGTAGAATAGTCTTGAGAAGCTCCCTCACCGATAAAGATGCTTTCAAAAGGAAGATTAGTATTTGACCATGTGCCATTAAGATAACGAAGCACCTGGTTTTCAGATGGAGAGGTCACGCTAACATCGTTTAAATCTTCGATATTGACTGCTATTGAGCTTGAAGCGTCAGGTAAGGCTGACCCAATCTTTAAGTTATTATGTGACATTAGACAATCTCCCAATCTGTTGAGCCATCACTGACAAGAGTGATTGATTCTTTAGGGTTGCTCATCGAATAACTTGAAAGACCATCAATCGTATCAGAGCCATTTGGCGTTAAGGTTGCGCCATTGGTTGAGTCTTTGAGCTTAAAAGTGACCTCTGATCCTGCTGTCACAGTGCTCACAGAGGGCAGCGTGACAGTAACTAAGCCAGAGGATGTGTCGATTGAATAATGATAATCTTTTGAAGCTGTAAAGCTTATGGCCTTGCTTTCATAAGTCTTGCGATCAGCTTTGAGCCCAAGCTCTGTGTCAATGCCACCGAGGTGGTCAGCGATGCCGTTACCTGCTGAGGTGTAGTTGGTGGGAGTGTAGCTCAGCGTGAGGTCACCTGCATCGCCTGCGCTAAACTCCTTGTTGATCGCGTCATAAACCGGTAGCTGACCTGTGGTGTTAAAGCTGCGCGTGTTGGTTTCGATGGAGCTTGAGAAGTAAACACCCCAAGCGGGCTCATAACCACCTGCCACATAATCAAAGCCAAAGAGGTCAACAGTCGCTCTGCTCTCGATGGTGACCTGCCCATTCTGCACGACGCTATTTCCAACGAGCAGATAAGCTGAGGATCTAACTTGATCCACTTGGATGACAAGCTCGCCATCACCCCAATTGGTCACGCGAATATACTCACCCGCTGAGCTCACATCAGGCAGGGTCATGGTCTTGGTGGTCGCGTTAGCCGTGCCGATGATGTAGTGCTTGCCCGCCACAAGGTTGAGCGCGTTGGCATCAGTGATGAACTCTGCCGTTCCAATCATTGAGCTTGGCGCGTTGACGAGATCATCATAGTCGCCTGTGGTCGCAACAGTCGCGAGCGCAAGATCCCGCCAGTTGGTTCCATCATAGACAAGCGCATCACCATCAGCAGCGCTCACAAGTGACACATCAGACAGATCACCGATTGATGCTGTGCTCACATCTGCTGTGATGCCTGTGAGGTTTGACCCATCAACAGCAGGGAGCTGAGCAGAGCCGTTGAGCTGCACCACGTTGTTGGCTGAGGTGCCGACATCGAGAGCTGCTGCTGTGCCGAGGGTTGGCGTGTTGCTGAGGTCAGCATAAGAGCCAGAGGTCGCAACAGTCGCGAGCCCGGTGAGGTCTGACGCTGCGCCTGTGGTCGCTACTGTGGCGAGACCTGTGAGGTCTGACGCTGCGCCTGTGGTCGCTACTGTGGCGAGACCTGTGACCTCAGAAGCAGCGACCGAAGTATTGACCCATGCTGTGCCGTTGTACTTGAGCACTTGGTTGGTAGTCGCAGAGGTGATGGTCACGTCTGAGAGATCACCCACAGAGGCAGAGCTCACGTCTGCTGTGATGCCTGTTAGCAGAGACCCATCAACAGCGGGGAGCTGAGCAGAGCCGTTGAGCTGCACCACGTTGTTGGCTGAGGTGCCGACATCGAGCGCTGAAGCTGTGCCGAGGGTTGGCGCTCCGCTCAAGTCAGAGTAAGCACCTGTGGTTGCTACTGTCGCAAGAGATGGAGTATTGCTGAGGTCAGCATAATCGCCTGTGGTTGCAACAGTCGCGAGGCTAGGAGTGCCTGTCACCTCGGCATAGGCCACCGAGCTGTTGACCCATGCTGTGCCGTTGTACTTGAGCACCTGCGCGCTCGAGGCGCTCGTGATGGTCACGTCTGAGAGGTCACCCACAGATGCTGTGCTCACATCTGCCGTGATGCCTGTGAGCTGTGAGCCATCGACAACAGGCAAGCCAGGCGAGCCACCAACGTCAACGAGCTGAACCACGTCACCGGTCGCTGTACCGACATCTTGGGCTGACGCTGTGCCGAGTGTAGGCGTGTTGGAGAGGTCAGCATAAGAGCCAGAGGTCGCAACAGTCGCGAGGCTAGGTGTGCCTGTCACCTCAGAATAAGCGACCGAAGCATTGACCCATGCGCTGCCATTGAACTTGAGGAGCTCGTTGGCGCTCGCTGAGGTGATGGTCACGTCTGAGAGGTCACCCACAGAGGCTGTGCTCACGTCTGCCACGATACCAGTGAGCTGTGAGCCATCAACAGCAGGGAGCTGCGCTGAGCCGTTGAGCTGCACCACGTTGTTGGCGCTTGTGCCGACATCGAGAGCTGCTGCTGTGCCAAGCGTTGGGAGGCTTGAGAGGTCAGTATAAAGACCTGAGGTGGCGACAGTCGCGAGAGCAGGTGAGCCACTGAGGTCAGCATAAGCGCCAGAGGTCGCAACAGTCGCGAGGCTCGCGCTGTTGGCCTTGAGCCCAAGCGCAGTGTCAACACCTGCGAGGTGACCATCAAGGTCTGCTGAGGTGGCTGTGTAGTTGGTCGCTGTGTGAGCGCTGTCGATATCACCACCACCAACAGTCACATCGCCCGCTACAGGTGAGATGCTGTTGACTGAGCTGACGCTTGAAGTGCCTAAGTTATCAACAAGATCGCGAGTTTCCTTGAGCTTATCATCAAGGAGGCTGTCAGCGTTCTTGAGGCTAGACGCTGCGCTGATGTAGTCGGCTGTCGCGTCTGGCGTATAGGTGCCGTTTGAGTTGAGCCCTGCGCCTGTCTCAATCGCGTTGATCTCTGTCTGCGCTGCGCTGATCGCGTCAGCGTTGATCTTAATCTGATCATCAAGGAGGCTGTCAGCGTTCTTAAGGCTAGACGCTGCGCTGATGTAGTCAGCACCTGCATCTGGCGTATAGGTGCCGTTGCTGTTGAGCCCTGCGCCTGTCTCGATTGCGTTGATCTCTGTTTGAGCGGAGCTGATGTCACCCTCATTGGTGGTGACGCGACCATCGAGCGCGCTAATGTCACCCTCGTTGGTAGTCACGCGCCCCTCAAGCGTGGTGAGGTCTGCATCAGTCGCAACACCTGACACATCGCTTGTGGTGAGCGCAGCGTTGATCCACGCGCTCCCATCATACTTGAGAACCTCGCCAGAGGCTTGTGAGGTAATGGTCACATCAGTCAGATCGTTGAGCTCTGCGACCTGCTCTGTATTGTCGATCTTGTCGATCTTGGCGTTGTCAATCGTGCCACCCATATCATCATTGATGATGAGGTGGTCATTGATCTCCCAATCTTGACCATAGCGAGAGCCCGCAGCGCTGATCTTATAGAAGTCACCTTGAAGCGCGTTGCTGAGGTCAGGCACTGCATTGACTGCATCCCACAGCCCTTTGTATGTCAGCCCGCCTGTGATGCCACCAATCTCAGCCTGCAGACCTGCGGGAGTGACTGCGATGGCTTCGCTCGAGCCCGCTGCCTCAGCGATGGTGGCGAGGCGCACCTTGCCTTTGGTGGTTGTGGTCGCGTCAGGTACAGATGCACCACCGCCTAAGACTGAAGCTGTTCTAATCGTGATAGCCATGAGCGCGCCCCTTAAAAGTCAAAGCCAGCGATAACGTAGAGACTATCAAGATCAGCAGGCTTCTTCACGCTGATCGTGGTGACCTCTGCTGTGAGGGTGCCAATGTCATCGCTGTGGAGCGAGTAAGGCAAGATGGGAAGCTCGTTGTCTGTCGTGTCGTCTGCTGCCACGCGCGCGCGATACTTGACGTAGGCCACCCCATCGAGGCTGAGATTGACCACACCGATCCAAGCGAACTTATAGCCAGAGGCTAGAGCCTCACCGGTCGCTGAGTCTTTAAAGTCAGCGCTGGAGAGGTCTTGCCAATCGGCAGTCCCTAAGCTGAGATCACACATGGCCCTAAAGGAGCCCGCCTTGATTGGGTTGGTAATGTTTAAGCCTGACATATCAGCGCTCCTCAAAGTCCTCGGGTAAAAGTCGATAGATATGGGCGATGCAGTCCACATCGCGCTCACGCTTGATAACGCCCTCAATGCGACCCTCAGGGCCCATGCCATGAGCGTTACCCTCGATGGTAGGGAATAAGCCAAGCTCGTTGGGCTCACCTACGCAGAGGGTGATGTGATTGCCTTGGATGGGCTTATGGGTCTCGTCTGTGTAAACCACAACGATGTCACCGGGCTGAGGCTTCTCCCCATCGCGCAGGCGAGCAGAGCGCCCCCATTGATCCCAAAGCCGATAGCATGAAGGGAGCACCTTCTTGCGAAGCGCAGCGTGGAGAGCTCGACCATAGGCAAACGCCACGAACGCACCACACCAAGAGAATTGACCATTCTTGATGTAGTCACTCTCCCAAGTCCAACCAAGACCATCTTGGCTCTTGATGTAAGCACTGATGCGCTGATAGTCGCCCTTATACTCTGGCTCTGTGACGTTGCGCGTCCATTCAACCTCAGCGCGCTTGATCGCCTCGAGCGCTCGCTCAGTCGGATAGACTGTGCGCTCAAGAGGCTGATGACCTGCCACCGCTGCTTGGAGGTCGAGGCTCATCTGACCGATAGACCTCTTTAAACGCCTCACCTCATGGTCGAGCGCGTCAACCTTTTGGTGGGCAGTCTTAAGGTCTTCATGAAGCTCAGCTTTTGTCTTGCTCATGCATACTCCTGCGCCTCTGTGCTAGACCCTAGCACAGGCGGGGAAGTGTTGGAAGCGAGATAAGCATCAGCCTTATGTGATGCGCTCGCGCTTGTGTAAATGGTTGGCTCGATGGTGCCACCTGCCGAGGTGATACCATGAGCAGAGGTAAAAAAGAGGATATTTGCAAAGATGCTCTCGATGACAAGCCCTGTTATGGCGTTATCCTCATCACCCTCTGGCAGATAGTCCACCACATCACCCACGTTGAAGAAGCTCACGTCTGTCGCGTCTGCTGTGTAGTCGTCACCATAGATCGCCACAGAGTTTGAGGTGTAGGTGGCCACCCTCGCTGATGCGTTCCACCTCACAGGCTTTACGCCTAGCGCGATGAGCTCCAGCTCTGCGCCCTCGCGCATAAGGTCCTGGCGAATAGAGCGTACCATGCCAACCTCACCGCTCACGCCATAAGCGTCACCATAGCCCTTGAGCAGAGGTGAGCTGACCGAGACATAAGAGCCCACGTCAAGCGTCATGCTCTTACCTGTGCCGACAGCCCCGCGCCATGCTCTGATAGGGTTGGAGAGCAAGCGCCATAAGCGAGCCATGACAGGTAAGAAGGCTCCTGTTACATCACCCACAGCGCCACCGAGGTCACGCGAGGTGAGCGCATAGAGATCAAGCTCAATCTTGGCGCTCTCGCCACCATAACGATTGATCGCCTCTTGGTTGTTGAAGGTGGCCTCAGTGATGAACTTTTGCTCATCAATCGACCAGTTCCAACGCGCTTTGACCTGCGTCACAATGTCCTCATAGATCGACCACGTTGGTGGCTGATCAGAGAGCCAATCGCCCGCCTCGATGGTGGCGCTCACATCAGAGGCAATCTCAAGACCCATTGGGCGCAGCGTGAGCAAGCTCTTACCTGTGGAGCTCCTCGCCATGACGAGCGCGCAGCCCATCAGCTTGAGGATGTCCTCGAGCACATCTCTCATGTTGACACCCTCACCGCTAATCTCGCCTGTGAACAGGAAGGGTGAGACTGAGCCATAGCTCATGAAGCTCTGCTCATCGATGTCGGCTGAGCTGATACCTAAGCCCACCGAGTAAAGGTCATAATCTCCGTTCTTCTGAAAGCCCCCACCACTCTCAAGGAGCTTTAAAAGCACATCGCTTGGGCTCTCACGATTGAAGCGAGCGCCACCAAATATCTCGCAGCGCTCAGCGTCTAAGCCATCCCAATCACCAAAGCTCTCTACCTCAGACCAATCTTGACCTGGCGCGAGGTGGATGATGTAGCCAATAATCGAGCCCTCATAAGACGCTGAGGTTTGATGTGTCGCTTTGAGCCATTGAGTGCGAGCCTCGCCACTCGATGATGTATATCTGACTTGAATGTCATAGAGAGTGCCTGTGCTGACTGTCGGCAGACCAATCGCATCCTCCACCAAGATCGTCAGCTCTTGCCTCTGGTAGAACGCTCGCGCCACCCCGCCAATTTCAACCGACCGAGAGAGAGCGTCTCTGTTTTCAGGTAGATCAATGACGCGAGTATATGATCTACGCTCAGCAGGTGGGCGCACCCTCTCAGCAGGTGGGCGCAGATCGATGGGATACCACAAGCGAAGATAGCGCTTCAGAGGGTCAACAGGCCATTGGGTGTTGGTGTCGTATGCCCAACGCTTGGGCTCATAAGTAGAGCCATCAATCTCAACCCTGCGAAGGGTGCCAGAGGTCAAGACAAGCTGAGGCTTAACGCCTCGCGGGTTGACTGTCGGTGTGACCTCCACAACGCTGTCACGCCTCAAAGTCCAATTAGCCCAAGCGCCCTCACCACCCTGCTCATTGGTGGCAGCGTTAGCCTCAAGCTCTGTTCTGATCACCGAGGGCCAAGGCTTCACCTCACCTAGACCAAGCCTAATCTGTTTAACCTCTGGCTCTGTGTTAGTCCTCAGTCCATAGAACTCTTGCTCAGCAGTCGCTGACAGAGATGAGCTCTTGGTGGTGTCATAAGTACCATAGAGTGTTCCTGAGTTGGTCGGATAGACAGTCACCTCATCCCCTTGCAGTCGAGGGTAGCGAGGGTGAGCCTTCTCTAAGCCGAGGTCATAGCCATCGTTGAGGGCAGGGTCATACATCTCAAGCAGGTGAGCTTGGGTGCGGAAATACTCGAAGGTGCCTGCCACCGGGTCAAGCGTTGATCGGTCTATCCAATACTCAGGACCTCCACCCTTGATCATCAGCGCCCACTCAAGCCAAGACGCTCGGAAGCCATTGAAATAATGGAAGTCTTGGACAAGCTTTGTGGACTTGCTCACCTTATCTGCGATGGTCGTATCAATCAGCGCGCTGATAGGTAAGAGGCTGAGTGTCACCTCGCCACCCTGCTCAACGATTGGGGAGCTCTCGATGAAGCCATTCATGACCTCAACGAAGTCACTCAGCCCACCTCCTGCATATTGCTGCCCTATCCACAGGCGAGCCCTGCGACCCCTAAAGGTGGTGATCGCTGAGCTGATCTCAGGCACGTTGGAGCCCCAATCAGATTGGCGATGATCTTGCCTCTGTGAGCCCCCCACAGCGCGAGCTGTATATGTGAAGACGCGACCTGTTGTCTGGGAGAGAGCAGACACTCTAAAGCTCTCAGCGCCCATGTGCATGATGCGTGGATAAGTGAGCTGACCTCTCGCATCCACATCAATGCGGATAATACCTGTGTCGTCCTCATAGGGCACATCGCCAACGAGCTGAGCATGAAACACATCAGAGGCTCTAGCTCCGCAGCGCCCAAAGATAACAGCAGGGTCATGCTCATCTCCTCGCGCTCGGTCACTCGCCAACGTCACGCTGAGGGAGCTGTATTGAGCGATGCCCCCGCTTGGGTCGATAGAGCCAGCGAACGCGCCCACGTCAATGATTGAGGCTCGGTTGACGTAGCTGATCCCATCAGCCACCTCGCTATCCATGTTGGAGGCGCTTGGGTCGATAGGGTGTGAGGTGTAGCGCGTGGTGAGTCCTGCCACCTCGAGCACGAACACGCGCTGAGCGCGATCATCTGTGATGCTCATCATGCCTCCTTGTAGATGTCAAACACGTTGACTGCGAGCACTCGACAATTCTCAGCCTGTACGCACAAGAGCAGCACCTCACCTCGGTTAGCCTGTGGCACATAGAGAGGGCGAGGCTCAGTGAAAGTGCTCAGCCCACCAGAAGGGAAGGCATAAGGTTGAGCGCCTGTGTGAGTCCTGTGAACTCCTGTGCCTGAGCCTTGCCTGGCGCTGACGAGATCATAAGGAGCTTGAAACTTGATGCCCTCATCGATCTTGGTGCCAAGAGGCGTGGTGGTGCCGAGAGTGTAAAGCTCAATGGTGACCTGTGGCACATAGCCCTCTTGATTAGTAGGGCCATACACAAGCTCAATGGCGAGCCACTCTGTGGTGGGCATGGTGCCAATGAGAAGGTCTATATCTTCGCTTTGCCCCTTCTCCAATGAGTGCCCATGAGCAGTGTTGAGCTGCGCCTCAGTGTAAACAGGCCCCACCCAATAAAGAAGCTGCCATGTTGTTCGGCTGACATGATAGTTGGCTAGAGCCCTATACTTGACCCCCTGCAGCTGCTTGAGCGCGAGAGCGAGCGAGGAGGCTTGAGCGCCCATAACCATCTGCCCATTATAAAATGAGCTCTCAGATGGAAGTCTTTGAAAGTTGGTAGGCGTAGTCATCACACTCCCCAAACGCAGAGGGCTTTAACTTTAGGCAAGTTAGGGCTCGCATAAGTGTTTAAAGATGCGAGGACAGAGAGGTTGATAGGGTCATTGTCAGGGCCTACTCGATAGATGTTCAAGCTGAGCGCTCTTGACATCGCCTCATCTCTGTCAATCAACACGCGCACAGTCTCAACGTGCCAACCGTTAGCGCTGACCTCAATCTCAGAGCCAAGCACAAAGTAAGAGACTGAGTACCCTGCTGGTAAATCGTCAATCAGCAGCGCCACGTTGATCTCATAGGTGTCTCCTAAGACAGCCTCGGTGGGGATATGGATAGGCGCTGACAAGACATCAATGTCACCTATGCCGAGATATTTAGGAGGCGCAGGATCATCTATGCTTGTTGGGGCGCTGTCGAGGTTCTGAACACCAGACCATGTGAGATAGACCACAGGGCGCTTGCGTAGGAGCTCCACGTTGTTGCGAGCGTTGACCCCCCACCTTGAGCTGAGCGGGTAGTCGTTCCCCACGCGATTGATGCCGAAGGGAATAAACTTGTCAGTGAGCCTATAGCGCGCCCCCGCTGTCACAGGCGAGAGCAGAGGCACCCATCGCGCCATGATGCTTTGGATCTCGTGGCGAGAGGTCGTATCAGTCGTGTGAGCGACCTTCATGGTGAGGGTTAGATACTCGTCAGTAGGTGTGCCTAAGATCAAGCTCAGTCTTACAAGGTGAGGCCCTGCACCTGTCGAGCTGACCTCATCGGTGACCTGCGCTGTGGTCGCTCCCTCGAGCTCAAGCCTTATGGTGCCTGAGCCCTTAGCGATAACGATAACCTCAAGCTCATAGTGATCGTTACTGATAACAGGCAGAACCCACTCAGCCATCTCAACAAGCGTGGTGCCCTTCTGCACAAACTGACCCTCTGCCCAAGCTTGGCTGAGCGCGTTGGTGGTCGAGCCATAATGCCAGAGATAATTCATGGTCTCGCTCATGCGAGTGACAGCGCCCTCACCGATGGGGAGCCCCGCCACAACAGTCGTCTCATCAGCGAGCAGAGGTGGTGTTGAAAAGCTGTTGCTCATAGGTGATCAAGCCTCATCGATACAGGCACACGCCTCTTGAGCGCGCCAAAGCTCAGGTCATAAGAGGCGCTTGTGAGCGTGGCTCTGATGCGCCCCACATCTCCGTTATCCTCTGAGGTATAAAGCAGGTCATAAGCGAGCTGATTCTCATCAACCTCTGCCGAGGTCAGAGCGCGCCTGCTGTCACCCCAACCTTGATAGAAGGTGCAGCGCTCACCATTGGGAACATAAGGCACGAAGCGATCAGTGAAGTGCCTGTATAGGTCGCGTTGATCAAGCAGAGCGTCAAGGTCAAAGCTGAGCTGGCTCTGCCGATAGACCCCCACATGGTTGCTTGTGTAAGCCCCGCTGATTAAGCGCCTGCTCTGCGTGACCGCCTCGACCACAAGGTGATGGTCTTGGAAGGGTCGAGAAGGGAACAGCGCGCCAGGTAAAGGGTGCTCTGCTGTGAGGGTGACTGTGTTGACTGCGCCATCTCCGTTGATCACACCCACCTCGAGCCCACTAAAGCCGAGGCGAGCGCGGAAGGTGTCGCTGAGCCAAGTGAAGGAGCTCGCATCATCGAGATACCACACCTCAACGTGACCCTCATCATTGAGCACAAAGCGCACCTCTTTGCTCGCGCCTGTCCTCACCACAGCCTCAAGGCAGTCGGTAGGGTTGAGCGCGTCAGCATCATCGACTGTGCCACGCTCACGCATAGCGACCACCACATCTTGAGCAGCCCAAGGCTGATCTGCTGTTGAGGGCCATGTGAACGTGGTCGGTGGAAGCTGACCATCGCTGATCAAGTAGCGCTCGCCACGATAGACACCACGCGCCCAATCAAGCTCACCCTCAACGCTGTAGTCACCGAGGTCAAAGGTGGCAGACTGCGAGCCTAAGCCGAGAGGGTCAGCGCCAATAGGCGAGATGATAAAGTCTTCATCAGAAGTGATCTTGAGGCGATCATCCTCAGTCAGCTCAAGGCTCCATGTGGTGCCGAAGGTAGAGGCATCTTGGAGCGCAGAGCCAAGCGAGCCGATAGCGCCAGAGATTGAGGAGCTCCCCACACCTCGACCATTGAGGAAGAACAGAGCATCCTCATACACACCTTCACCTAGACCATAGGTGGGGAGCGTGATGGTCTCGCCATCATACTCAATGACATCAGCGCCAGACCATTGGCGAGCATCGAAGGCACCCAAGAGCGCGAAGTTGGGAGCAGGTTGATTCAACGGCATATTAACCTCTCATCATCACAGGGCGCACAGCGCCTCGCCTTGGTCGATTGAACACAGTAGCCACGCGATCAGCGAGAGCCTCCTCAGCTGCGCGCCTTGTGTCATAGATCACAGCCCCACCAAAGTTGATGTTAAACACCATGCTCTCAGTCTCAGCGCTTTGGCGTTGAGGCGCAGGAGCTGACAGCGCTGACCCACTCGGTGAGGCTGTGCCTGTTGCACCACCACCACCACCACCAAGAGCTGATGATGCGCCCTTGGCGAGCAAGGCAGCAGAGCCAAAGAGCGCAGCAGACTTGAAGTGAACAGCAGCATCCACAGGGTTGAGCAAAAGCGCAGCTGTTCCCTTGGCGAGCTCCATCAAAGCTTGTATCCCCGCCTCCATCGCAAGAGACTTAGTCACCTTGGCGATGCTCTCCTCAAAGTTCTCACCGAACATCAGCGCGCCCACGCTCGCTTGGGCAAAGCCCTTGCCATAATCATCGATGAGCTTCTCAGCCACCTCCTGCATCTTAGCTGCTGACTTTTGCTCAAGTCCTGCCCGCTCGAGGCCATAGCGCCTTTGAAGCTCGGTGCGCTTCATCTGATTATCTTCAGCGAGCGCCAGCTCTTTGTCATACTTGACCTGCAGTAAAGCGAGCTCACGCTCTCTCTCATCTCTGATCATCGAGGCGTTAAACTCGGCAGTCTCAAAGCGGAAGTCTCTGAGCGCCTGCGCTGCCTCCTTCTCTCTGGCGAGGCGAGCATCAAGCGCTGCCACATCTCGGTCAAGCTCTGCCTCTTGAATCTTGCGAACCTCGAGCCTGTATTGAGTCTCCACGATAGCGCGCTTGGTCGCGTCATCCTTGGCGAGTTGCAGCCCGGTGTCATATCGCTCACGCGCCAACGCTAAGAGCTGTGCATCGCCCTCGAGGGTGTATTGGATCTGAAGCTGTCGAAGCTGTGATTCTTGAGCAAGGCGTTGCTTGGCTAGAGCTTCTTCAGCCTTAGCTTGAGCGAGGCGCTGAGCTCTCTCTGCCTTCATCTGAGTGATGCGCTTCTCTCTGCTTTTACGAATAACCTCATCCATCTGATGAGATTCATGCTTGGCTTTGGTCTCATCCTCAATCGCTTCTACCTGGCGCTTGAGCTGATCCCTTATCTCTTTGAGTGCCTTGAGGTCTGTTGCATCATCTGCTTGGTCGATCTTGCGCTGAACAGCGCGCCTCTCAACCACCGCCTGAAGCTTTTGAAGCTGGATTATCTCCTCATCTCTTACGCCCATCTCAGCCTGCATGATGTCGAGCGCCTTCTTGCGCTCAGCATACTCAAGAGCCTTGGCTTTGACGTTATCGTAAGTGTTCTCCTCGGCAGCCTTTTCAAGCTTGGCAGCCTCGGCAAGCTGAAGGCTCACCTGCTCTTGTACCTGTCGCAGCTTATCCATCTCAGCCGCGAGCTGCTTCGTTGTCTCTTTTAGTGCTTTCTCAGCACGAGCTTGTGCCTTTGCTGCATCAACAGCACTCTGAAAAGCGTCCGAAGAATCTTTAATGCCTTTGTTATAAAGCTGCTGTTGCTTAGCAACCTCTGCAGTCAAGTCTCTGTTTTTAAAGTAAACCTTATTGAGCTTCTCGATGCGCTTTTGAAGTTGCTCTTTAGCCACTTGGCTATCAAGCACATTGTTCATCAGCTTCTCAAGCTCTTTACCAGCGAGCACAACCCCGCCCTCAGCGAGCGCCTCAAGCTTACTCTCGAGATCAGCAGCAGCTGCTGCCATCGCTTCTTTGCGATTGGCGAGCTCCTCCTCAAGACCGCTGAGCTTCATGAAGGCTTCATAGCCAAGCGCGAGAGCGCCAATCAATGCACCGATTGGGCCGATGAGAGCTGAGATCCCCGCGCCTCCTACAGCCACATCTTTGATCGCTCCAGCCATGCCTTCAAAGGCACCGATAGATTCACCGACAGCATCAGAGACAGATGAAAGCCCTTCACCTAGCTCCTCGTTAGTCTTGCCAACAAGGTCACCCACACCCTTGAAACTCTCGCCTATGCCCTCGGCTCCCTGCTTGACCTTATCAAGACCTTTTAGAGTCTCATCTTGCCCAACGAGCTCGACCTCAATCTCAATGGTATTCTCAGCCATTACGAGCCTCCTGCATCATCTGCTCTTGCTTGCGAGCGAGCATATCTTCTGTGTTCGAGTGTAGCACATCGAGCGCCTCCACTATTGCACAGGAAGGGTTAGGAAACACAGCATCAATCGAGCCTAAGCCTTGACGCTGGCGATAATAAGCGCTGATCACAGAGGCGAGCCTGTTAGCGTCAGCGATGGGGCAGTGCCTCACCTCTAGGTCAGAGAAGGTGGCCCCGCTGTTAGGCGCTACTCGATAGCCAGGCACAAACAGCCCAAGCTCATCGCGTTGAGCCATAGGTAAGCCCTGCTGAAAGGGCCCGCCACAGTTGCCACGCAAACGCCTCAGCGAAGGCTTAGCCTTACACTGATCACAGCTCCAACCTCTGCCTCCACTATTCCCCAACCATACAGAGGAGGCGAGCGCTATTTTCCCCGCAAGCCCAAGAGGCTGATGCGTTGAATATGCTGCACAAGCTCACTGATCACAGCGAGGCGATGAGACTCTGGCTTGATTGCATCAACGCGACCCTCAGCAGGCTCACCATCAATCTTGATGAGAGAGGCGCGCACCATCTCCACAAAGACTTGATTGAGGTAGTGCTGATACATGGCGAGCGCCTCGCGCTCATCCTCAGAGAGCTCATGGTGCCAACGCGCCTTAGCCTTGAGGTCATCAGGAGCCTCAACCCAAAGCATCCTGCCAAGCTCAGAGCGCGTGTAAGCTCCTGCCTTGACCTCGGCTTGCTCACGCTCAGAGGGCGAGAGAGCCTTGAGCGTAAATAGAGTAGCGCCCTCATAAGCCTCAAGCTCTGTCACGTCACCTGTCTCCATATAGGCGCGCCACTGCTCAGGGCTCGCCTTGACGCTTGGGTCAACACTGACCACCACGTCAATCGTCATGTCTGCCGAAGGCATGAATGAGAGCGCCATCTCTTACACCCCCAACGCGATGCGAACAGGGCTGTTACCAGCACCGCTCTCGCTCACGTCACCACCGAAGCGTGAAGCCTTATAGGTGAGCTGTTGGCGCACGATGTCATTACCGCCAACCTCATACTTGGAAGCGTCACCGGTGAGGTAAGCTGCGGGGATCATCACAGCAGCGCCAAGACCATCACCGATAGGGCCCATGCCNACCAAGACTTGACGAAGCTGGCGATTGAAGAAGTCGCTATTGAGTGAGCTGTTGGCTGTGCTCAAGGTGAGGCTCAGCTCAACATCTACATCGGTGATCTCCATGTCAGACATGGCGAGCAAGCTGTTGCTGTGACCCAAAGGCGTGAGGGTGTTGGTGATGGTGAAGCTGAAGTCCTCAACATCGAGCGCCACGCGACCGAGGGTGTCACCGGTGGTGGCGTTGGTGAGCGAGGTGGGCGCAGCGTCAGAGACCACCACATAGGAGCCTCGGAAGAAGGCAGGAGCTCCTGAGTTGTAGGTGGGCTCAATAGGGCCACAGCGTTCCATGATCATCTTGGATAAGCGCTGCTTGATATGTGAGGTCAGCCATCACGCGCCCATTGTCGAGGCTGAGAGCGAGGCTCTCAAGCACACAGCCATAAGCGAATGAACGGAAGTTGACCCCATCCACTCGGAAGCTGAGGCTGTGAGTGCGATCACCAAGTACAGAGCGTGAGCCAGGGAACCANGTTTGCATGAGGCGCATGGTGGGTGTGCCTGTAAAGCCAGCGCTAAAGGCAGGGCTCACAGTTACGTCACCGCTGACATCATTGTCAGTTACCGCGCTGTACTCTGCGCGACCATTAAGCTCAGCGCCAAGAATAGCGCCCACAGCATAATTGGTGGATGTGGTGGTGGGTGTGAAGGTGTTGACATCAGAGACACTGCTGACAGGATCAAGGGAGACACTGTGTTTAGCAGTAAGGAGACCTGCGCCAAGCAGATAACCAAGATAGTTGGTGTCATAGTTGTTGGCTTCACTCCCAATCGTGGTGAGGTCAAGGCGAAGGCTGATCTGACCTGTGCGCCTCTGCACTCGAGCGCCAGAGCTCCACACAGTGTCAGGCTCAGGAGGCAGACCATAGGAGCCATCGCGAGCATCATTGCGCTCGCTGACCACAGGGTCACCATAAACCACGATGGGGTCACGCTCGCATGGGATAGAGGTATAGGTGAGCCCACTGTTGTCAGGCAGACCTGTTGACGCGCTGAGTGAGCCAAAGGCGCTCTCCACAGCCACACTGAGGGAACGATGAGTGACGCTCATAATGCCTCCAAGTAAAGTAGATCAAAGGGAAAGTTTAAGATCATGCTGACCTGCTCTGTGGTTGGATCAAGAGCGGGCTCTGTCGATGGCTCACCTGGGATAACTGAGATGATGCCTGTGTTGGCGAGGTCATAGCTTGGGCCCTTCAAGGTGAGCAAGAGGGCGCTAGCATCCTCTGCCACCATGCGCTCCATATACCTGCGCTCGCCTACCTCATACTTAACACGCAAGAGCACGTTGGCTCGTCTGCGCCCGCTGAGACCTGCAGCGCCATCATCAATGGCGAAGCCGTTAAGCCTCATCTCAAAGAAGCGCGTGGTGTGTTGGTGAGCCTCAAGAGGGCTTGTGCGCCCATCAATGTCGATAGACACGAAGCCATGATAAACGTCAGTCTTTGGCGTGATCGCCTCGATCTGACCTGCTAGGTGGTCGAGAGCTGCTGAGATACCTTGGCTCATCGCTGACCTCTCCTCTTGAGCTTCTGCATCAGCTCATGTTCAACGGCTGAGACTAGCATATTCACGTCTTGAGCAGATAGCCCTAAGAACTCGCGCTCAGCGTTGACTGCATAGGCGTAGTGCCTCACATGAGGTGTCATGCCGAGGATAAAGCGCTTGTCGTCAGCGTGAAGCACCACAAGGTTGTTGAGCATGATGCCAGAGGCCACCAAGTCAACGAGCGCAGACGAGCCCGCGCCACGCCTTCTGCTGTCCTGCTTGTATTGCTGATAACCACCTGCGTAAAAGATGCTGCGCCCTGTGCGTGACAAGCGCCCACCTTTAGGCTTGAGGCGAGCGCCTCTAAAGGCCACATAAATGGGGCGTGTTGAGTATGCCTTGAAGGGTTGGCCATTAGCGTCAAGTCCCTTGCCTGTCCTCAGCTTAATAGCTGCGACAGTATTGGCAGCGAGGCGCGCGCTATCCTTCGCAGTCCACAGCGAGTTAGGCAGGTTGAGCCTTACTGTTGCAGGCATGGCTTAGTGCCTCATCGCCCGCGCTGGCGTGAAGGTGCTGTCATAAGCAGTCTTGGTGTAGGTGCGCCAAGAGGCTCGCAAGTCTCTAGCGCTCCCGCCTGTCTTGGCTTGGTTGATCTCGCCCTCATCAACGATGTTGTCACCATCGCGATCAATCGCCACAGACCTCAGCGCGATCTGCATGAGCTCATCACAGCGCTCCCTCATCGCGTTGGCTGTGTCGAGCTGACCTGCCATCTCATAGACACGCGCTGCTGTGCAGTAGGCGTGAGCGTTACGGAAGCTCTGAGCGTTGAACACCTCATCCTCGGTGAGCTCCTCATCGCGCAGATGGTCTCTGATATGCAGAGCGATCTCCTCGAGCGCAGCGTTAACTTGTGGCGCATAGCTCGTCTGTCTGCGTGGGACCATGTCAGCGAGCTGAGGGAACATATCGACCAGGCCATCATGATCAAGCGAGGTATCGAAGGGTCGAGGCGTGACCTTGAGCAGACCCTTCTCGACCTTGCGCGCTACACCCTGCCCTAAGTCGATCACATACTCTACTTGCCAAGGATAATAGCCCGCCTCATCAGTCACGGCTGTTGGCACTGAGGCATAGTACATGGCGAAGACCAAAGAGGCTGCGCTCGATGTATCAACCTCTCTAGGCAGAGGGTCAGCGAGCACCGCTGTATTATCGACCATGCGCGCCACGCTCACAGGGTAAATCATATCCCCATTGGTGATGAGGTAAGCCTTGCTCTGATCAGCTTGGAGCCCGGTGGCTTGAGCATCCACAGTCAAGGTGCGCCTATCGTTAGAGATGGAGCTCACCGAGGCGTTGGCTCTCGTCTGCGTCATGGTGAGGCTTGATGCTGTGCCGTTGCGATACACCTTGAAGGTGGGCGCTGAGGTCAAGGGAGCTGGAGCGATCCACTCAAAGAGGTGGCTTTGTCCTGTCACTAGCTTGATCATGCTCATGCTCCTGCGTTGGCTTTGGATATGTCTTGAGCTGTCGCTCGCTTCAAGTTCGCGGCTGCCACAAAGCCCTCAGTCACAGGGCTCCATGAGTGTCGGCAGTTATACCCGCCACCGCTTGTTTTGACAGGTAAACCCTGCCCATTGTTCAAGCGCCTCATCTGCTTCTCATCAACAACGAGATCGATGAGCGCTCGACAGAAGCCTCGCGTTATTCCATCGCGTGGCCCTGTGTAGAGATAGAGGTCGAGCCCCGCATCATCAGCAAGCTGAGCAGTCACAGCGCGCCCATGTTGAGAGAGCTTTGTTCTGACCTCGGTGAGCTGTCTGCCCTCGCTCTGCTCAAGTCGAGCAGATAGCGCAGTCATAGCTTGATTGATAGGCACGTCAACGGAGATTGCGTTGAGCGCCTCACGAACACTCTTGAGAGTGTCAGGGATGATCACGTCTTGGAACACAGCATCAGCAGCGTTGACCTGTAAGGCATCGATCTGCGCTGCGCTGATCATCTCTGGAGTGAGTCCATCATAAGTCTCTAGGATGGTCTCGATGATTGTCTTGGTGATCTCGCCTTGCTGAGTCATGAACTCATCAACAGCGAGCCCAAGCCCACCACGCAGAACGAACTCAAGGAGCTGATCGCGTGTCAGTTGGAAGAAGAACTCAGGAGAGGCGAGCGAGAGACCTGCCTTGAGGTTGGCTACGATCTCGCGCTTGGCTTTCCTGAGCGCCTTCTTCATGGCAGTCTCAGCTGCCAGCTCTGCTTCTAACTCTCTGATCTTCGCCTCAGTGAGGTCTTTGATGGCTCCTGTTTGGGTGCGCGCCTGCGCTCTGAGCTCCTCGATTGCCTTTTTATCGGCATCGATCTTCTCAGCTAGCAGGGTCGCGTGAGTCCGTCCACAAGAGCAGATCATCTATCTTAGAGGCAGTCGGTGAGCACGAAGCCGAGAGAACTGTCGATGACCTTAAAGAGGTGGCTCTCCTCGGCATAGACATAACGGCGGGTGCGGTCGAGGCTGTCGTACTGACCTGCCACCATGCCACCGAACTCGAAGTTCATAGCAGCGACAGGCATGGCCTTCACGCCACCGCTCTTCTGCACGATAGCGTCAGCGCCATGAAGGATACCCATGAAGAGCGTGTCAGCAGTCCAGATGTAGCCCTCAGAGCTAGACGCGCCAGGCACAGCAGTGTCTTGACGAGCCTCACCCACCATGATGTTGGGGATGCCGAGCACGTCACGAAGCACAGCCTTCACAGCCTCATCAGAGAGGATCATGTTGCCAGAGGCGATGCCCGCTGAAGCTGAACCGACAAAGCCACGCACCTCAGGGTTGCGAGCCATAGTGCGGAACAGGTCACGACCAATCACGAGGCTGTCAGGGTTGATGCCATGCGCGTTAGCGAACAGCACATCCTTGAGCTCATGGAGGTAGGTGAGAGGCTCAGCGCCCGCAGCGTTGAACTTGCCACCGAACTGATTGGTAGAGGTCTCGGTGTTGAAGTTGCTACCTGTAAAGAGAAGATCAGCAGCGCGCTTCTCCTTGGCGAGCTTCATGACGCGAGCGACCTTCTTAGCGATGCGAGCCTCCTCTGAGCCAGGATACTGCGAGTCGAGGATATCCTCCATCGCGATGCTGTCCTGAGCAGAGTAGATCAAGCTCTTGAAGGTGGTGCTTGAGCGATCAAAGCCACCGATGTTGGCGCGAGCTGCACCGGGTGCGCGCTCAAGGTCGAGACCTGAGCCTGCGCCCATAAAGTTGCGGGTCTCCTCGAGGAGCAAGGTGCCTGAGCGCTCAGGAGTCTTAACGGTCTCAAAGAGGCTGTCAGCGATGAGCTGACTATCACTAGGAACCGCCTCAACGACTAAACTGCTGAGGATCTCATCAACGGGATGCAGATTGCTGTATGAACTAGCCATGGATCACCTCCTATTAGGCGTTGGGCAAGATGGGGCCGTGGAAGAAGACCAAGATCTGCTCGTTGGCAGATGCACCGATCTGATTGACGTTGGGGAGGAAGCGAGCGATGGGGTAGTCACCGCTTGTATCGCCAGCCACAACAGCGCCTGCCGTGGTCACAGCGAGGCGGGGAGTATCGGTGAGAGCGATGGTGCCACCTGCGATAGCGCGAGAGGTGCCATGCACGAGCACCTCAACAGCGTCACCCGCAGCGCAACCACGCTGAGCAATACCGACAACGAGATCAGAGGTGGCATNGGTAGCCACAGCGACCTTGCCNGCNGNNGTGAGAGCGACCACAGCGAACTCGGTGATGGCACCCGCTGCGACAAAGGATTTAACAATGTTCTGCGTATTCATGGATTAACCTCCGAACGCTGAGAGATAGTCTTGGGGGTGCTGCTCTCGGAAGAGATTGAGCGCAGCCTCAAAGGAGATGGACTTATCAGAGGCGAGAGCCTTGACGCGATCAACGAGCTTGGCCTTGGTGAGCTCCTCGCCTGATGCGCCATGACCAACCTCATTGAGAGGCACAGCGAACCCTGCAGGGCGCTCGCTGAACATTGACCAAAAGACAGGCTGTGAAGTGCGCTGATCCCACGCTGCCTCAACAGCAGGTTGCTCAGCAGGTGCGACCTTGCCCTCACGCAGAAGCGCGCTAACAGCCTCACGCCTCTCGACTGCGAGCTTCTCAGCCTCGATCTTGCCAAGGCGCTCGCTGAGCTGAGTATTCACAGCGCGGAGCTTGTTGATCTCGCTGAGGAGAGTAGCCTCGCTCATGGCTTGCACAGCAGGAGGAGACACCTCTTTGGGCTCATCGGTGGGCTCCTCAGAAGGATCCTCGCTGAGCTTGTTCTTCTTGAGCTCATCCTCAGACTTGTAGCCCATCTTCTCAGACTCGGGCTCCTCATCCTTCTTGGGCTCCTCAGCCATCTCCTCAGCTGACATCTCGCCAGCCATGGAAGCCTCTGAGTCCTCCATCATATCTTTGATCTTCTGCTCAAGCTCTTTGACCATAGCGTCTTTAGCAGCGAGCGCAGACTTGAGGTCATCAACGGACATATCATCCATGATTAGCTCCTTTTCGCTAAGTGTGACCCTATCAATCTTGTGATGAGACTGAGCAGGGCGTGGGGTAAGGGTGATTGCGAGGAGCTGAGCATCGCCCACCTTCTCCCCGCCATCGCGTGTGAAGATCTCGCCTTGGAGATATTCAGGGCTTGACCACAGGACACCACCTGCATCCTTGACCACCTTGAGCCCGCGCTCGTTATAGGCTGGCACTGCGTAGAGGCCATCCTCACGAAGCTCTAGGTCAACGATCATGCCGAGGGCTGACCCGCTCTCAGGTGGAGCAGGTGTGCCACCACCGAAGGGTGATGTAGCGTGTTGCCAATCAATGATCACAGGGTCAGCGTCACGCCTGTCTTGATAGACGCGCACCATCTCCTCAAGAAGCTCCCTGTCAATCTCTGCGCCAATCGCCTCGCCACTCATGCGAGAGCTGACCTGCCCAAGCGCCAAGGTCTTGAAAGCCTTGCCGAGAGTGAGGCCATCAGGCACGTCATAGGTGGCTTGAGGTGAGACTTGCATAGCCTCGCCATAAGCCCTCAAAGATGTTGTCTTATTGTCGGCTGCGTTCATCTGCTTAACAACCTTTCGCGCCCAAGCAAAGCCAGCGTCACCACCCCAACCATCCCAAGCTTGACGACCCTTGCCGTAGTCATCCCAAGTAGAGCCCTGCTTATCCACCTCATGGCGGGTGAAGTAAGCGAGCATCCTCTTGACTGTCTCTGGCGATAGGCGCTTGCCTGCGATGAGGTCACGCGCTCGAGCGATACCCACAGCAGTCATGCCACGCTGAGACTGAGGCTTCTCTGCCCTGCGCCTCAACGCTCGCTCAGCTGCCTTGCGAGCGCCTTCAGGTGGCTTGAAGTCGATGTGGCTGTACTTGTCAGGGATCGCCAAAGCGACCTCTTTCATCTTGCGCTTAAGCGTTCTCATGCTTGCGCCTCAAGATGATTGATTCTGCGAGCTTGGCAGTTGGTGAGAGGTCACGTCTGTCGTCATAACCCTTGACACCCATGAGGCGATCAACAGATGAGCGCATCGCCTCCTCTGGTAAGTCACCCGCGCCAAGCTTCTCTCTGATCATGCGCTCAAGCTCATTGTCAGGAGTGACCAAGCCAGCGAGCACAAGCTCAGGAATAACACCGAGGCTCTCAGCGAGCTCGTCAGTGTCGAGCCCTGTATGACTAAGGCGAGGGAGCTTGCTTGGATCAACACTCCCAAAGTTCCACCTGATAAGTCTGCCGATAGTGCCCGCGCCTCTGCGATCAACACCACTGACAGCGCCAGCCACAATGTCACAGAGGTTGATAGCAGCGCGCCTAAACACGCTGAGGTGAATCTCACCAACAGACCTAGCCCCTGTATCGCTGATGCCGAGGTTGGCAAACTGCGCGAGGAAGGCTTGGCTTATCTGATTGTCACACTCTTTGATAATATCAAGAGGGCCTTGAGCATATAGGTTGGGAGCTTGGGCATATACATCAAAGCTCACAGCTGGCGTGTCGATGAGATACGCTTGCTCTGCGCTGAGGAAGGCTTGAGCCTGTGCCTCTGCCTCATCGATCATCGCGTTGATGTCGCTGTCGGTGAGCCCTTGTTGCTCTGCCACCGAGCGATCCACCTTGATGCGAGGCGCAGGGATAGCCCAACGATCAGCGCCCACGCACATCATGTTGGCGATGCGCTGCTTGGTACGCCACCACCACCACACAGGGCGCAGCATACCAGAGCCCTCAAAGTTGGAGCCTGTGCGATTGAGCGTGAGGAGCAGGAGCTTGTTGGCGGGGATAGGCTCAGCAGTCTTACCCACACCAACAGTGTTTTGAAGCACACCATCTAGGTGTTGGTTATCGCGTGACAACCACCTCATGTGTGCTGAAGGCTCTCGGTCTGCGTAGTGACAAAGCCACACGCGCACCTTGCC